TTGCGGTTGACGTTGCAGAACGAAGACTCCAGCCGTCGGGCGATGGCGGCGTGGTGGCGCAACGGCGCCAGACCCTCAATGGTGCTCAGTAGTGAACGCGAGTTGGGTACTGAGGGCCGCGAACGCTTGAAGATGGCCTTCCAGTCAGAGCATCAAGGCACCGGCAACCGCGGCCGGGTGGTGGTCCTCGAGGACGGCATCACCGCAAGCCCGATGCAGTTCAACGCCGACGAGATGGCCTACATCGAAGGCCGGAAACTGTCGCGCGAAGAAGTTGCGGCGGTGATGGACTTGCCGCCCACCGCTATCCAAATACTGGACCACGCAACGTTCTCCAACGTCACCGAGAACATGCGGTCGCTGTATCGGGATTCGATGGCACCCAGGATTGAGTTCATCGAGTCGGTGTTCAACTGGGAAGTCGGCCGCGAGTTCTACGGCGCGAAGGTGATGAAGTTCGCTGTCGCCGAGCAACTTCGGGGTGCGTTTGAGCAGCGCGCCGAGGCGGTGTCGAAACTGGTGCAGAACATGATCTACAAACCCGCCGAAGCACGGCAACTGTTTGATCTGAATGATGCCGGTCCCGAGGCTGACAAGTTGTACGGGAACCGGGCGTTGACGCCGATCGACTCACTCGGCGCTGATTTGGTGGGTGCGGGTGGTGATGGCGGTGGTGACGGCATCCATGTCCCAGCACTCGAATCCGGCCCGAGTGGGTCCACGCATGTGCCGGCGCCGCTGAACCGCGCCAACGGCACCGACATCCCCGCACCCGCGGCGAGTAAAAGCGTCGACAAGCATATCCGCGACATCTCGGGCTGCATCGGTGGCGGCATGTCGCTGCAGGAAGCGGCCCGCTACCTGATCGACAAGACCGGCGACACCGAGGGTGTCGAGAAAGCCTGCAAGCACCTACTTGAAATGACCTGAACCGAATGCCTTGGAAAGTAAGGGCAGGAGATTCCTCCTGCCCTTTTGAAGTTGTGCGCTCCGACACCGGGAAGCGGGTGGCGTGTCACCCGACCCGTAAGAAGGCGGAGGCGCATCTGCGGGCGCTGTACGCGAACGAACCTGCTGCCGCAAAGAAAGCGATCGAATCTATGGATGTAGTCGAAAAGAGCGTCCAAGCGGCTGTTTCGACTGTCGAGTCCGACAATCCTAACGGCGAGTTCGAGGTGGTGCTGTCCACTGAGGCGAAGGACCGCGACGGCGAGAACCTGTGGATCGATGAGTGGAAGCAACCACTGCCCGAGCGCATCCATATTGATGGCGATCATGGCCGCTCCATCGAAAAGACTGTTGGCAGCGCAGTTCCGCGGATCGAGGGTAACCGTCTGATCGGTAAGGGTGAGTTCGCGGGCACCCCGTATGCGCAGATGGTGCGCCAGCTCGTCAACGAGGGACACATCAGGAATCTCTCGGTTAATTATGGCGAGAAGAAGAATCAAAAAGACGGCAAGCCATTGCGTGAACTGTACAACGCGGCGTTCGTCGCCATCCCCGCCAACCCCGAGGCGGTGGTGCTGTCATCCAAAGCCAAGAAGGACGATGACGGCAAGAAACCTTACGGCGATGTGACTTATGCCGATCCTGGTTATCAGGAGGACGGCAAGAAACGCTATCCGCTTGACAGCGAGGATCACGTTAGGAGTGCTTGGTCGTACATCAACCAACGCTCGAATGCATCGCAGTACAGCGCGGAGCAGTTGTCCAACATCAAGTCCCGCATCCGCTCCGCCGCGAAGAAGTTCGGTATCGAGATCAGCGGCGACGACGAGAAGTCAGCCGACGACGTGCTTTTGAAGCAGATCGGTGCGAGCGGCAACAACCCCAGCGTCAAGCACGACGACATGGTGCAGGCCATCCACGACGCCGCCTGCCACCTGGGCGCGCAGTGCGCCAACGAGATTGAAGCCGACTCTGGTGAAGCCGACGGCGCCAACAAGTCGCTGTCAGTGTCAGAACTGGTGTCTATGGCGCACACCCAAGCAGAGATACGAGAACGCTTCGATCTCACCGATAAGTCTTCCACCTCGAAAGAGGCTGGATCACCGCAGGAATCAACCGAGGAGCCGACCGCCCCGACCGCCGACCAGGCCGCCGGGACCGCCGACCAATCCGCTGACGACGCGGTCAAAGCGAAAACCGCCGCCAGAGCGCGCGCACTCGCTTACCTGATCAAACAAGCATCCCAACAGATAGGGGAAAGCTAATGCCAAGTATGGCTTCGCTCAAGCAGCGCAGCAAAGAGCTTGAGCGCGAAGTCAGCGAGAAACTCAAGGCCTTCGAGGCTGACGAGATCACCGCTGACGAACTCGAGCAAGTAGTGAAAACCGCCGACAAGGAGTCGGAGAAGATCGGCATCGCCATCAAGAATGTGCGCGCAGCGCAAGGGCTTGCCGGTTCATCCGACCCGAACCCTGAGGGGCAACCGGAGCACGCGCAGCCGATGCACCTCAAGGAATACCAGGAGGGTTTCGAAAAGCTGAAGGAAGCGGCCAACCCGAAGACTCGGCATCCCGAGTCGGTGTCGTTCGACTTCGCTTTCAAGAGCTACCAGGAAGACATGCGGATGAAAGCCCAAGGTGTGACCGGGCTTTCCGGTGAAGCCGCATCGGGCACCACCGCACCATCCGCGCTGGCGGCGAACAGCTACTTCCTGACCGGTACCGCGGGTCCGTTCATTCAACCGGAGTTCGTGCAGCCGATCGTGGAGTTGCGGTTTTACCAGAATGTGATCGCCGACCTGATCCCGTCGTATGCAACGGATTCGCCGGTTGTGACGTGGGTTCGTGAGTCGACGTGGACGAACAACGCCGCCGCAACTCCTGAAGGTGCGACGAAACCCACCAGCACCCACTCCCTGCAACGCTTCACCGCCCAGGTGGGCAAGATCGCGAACTTGGAGCGGGTGACTGACGAGCTGGTGATGGATGCCCCGATGGTGTGGGGTTTGATCCAGCAGAGGCTCGTTCAGGGTGTTCAGCGTAAGGAAGAAATCGAATTGGTGGCGGGCGCAGGCTATCCCGGTGTGGGTGGTTTGTTGTCGTTCGCTGGTTCATTCCAGGCGCCGATGACTGTTCCTGCGGTGACCAACTTGTCGTTCCCGACGGCGGGCACGCCGGGTATCGGTGCCGCACCAGACACCGTCGCGACAGTGACGCCTGGGCGTGCTGTTTATGGTGGCGCGGGTGCGGCGGCGGGCACCAACCCGCCGACCGGTATCCAGATCGCTGAAGGACTGTTGCGCGCTATCACCGATATCCGCGTCAACACGTTCTTCGAGCCGACCGCGATCATCATGAACCCGCTGGACTACTTGACTGTTAGGCTAGCTAAGGACCTCAACAATCAATATTATGGCGGGTCCATGTTTGGCCGTGACTACGGTTTCGCGGCGAACGAGCCGACACCGCAAGCGGTGTTCCAGTTCGGGTTGTGGGGTCTGAAGACAGTTGCCACACCAGCCATGCCGCAGGGTTTGGCGCTGACTGGTGACTTCGCTGACTGGGACCGGGTGCTTCGCCGTGGCGGCCTGCGGGTCGACATTACGAACACAAACGGAACTGACTTTGAGCAGAACCTCTGGACAGCCAGGGCCGAAGAAAGAATCGGTTTGATGGTTGAGCGTCCCGAGGTGCACGAGCTGGTGCAGTTCCTGAACGGCGCATAGTCGCACCCAGGATCGGAAGCCGGCCAGGGCCGGCCACTACGCCTCGGGCGCAGTCCTGGCCGGCTTCCCCCAAAATTCGGTGATGTCACGAAAGCGAGGACGAGGCAATGGGTTACACAACATCAATCCCAGAACCGGAGCGCGAGCGCGGGGATGGGCCGCCACCTGTCGAGGGCGTCGACATCGAGGCGTCACGCGCGAAAGACCGCAACCTTCCCAAGAAGCACATGTCGGAGAGCGAGATACCGAAAGACGTCGCCGATCTTCCCGAGGAACCTGACTACGTGTCGAAAACGGTGGAACCGGAAGACCGGCCCGCGCCGAAGAAGTCGAGCGCGAAGTCCAAGAGCAAGAGTAAGTGACTGGACCTTACGTTCCGCCGGACATTCCACCCGACACCGACCGCTACATTTACCGGCCGGTGACCGACTTCCATGAGGACGCGGGCATGGGTGTGCCGGTGGTGGATTCGGAGTACAAGCAGATTTGGATTAGCCAGCCGTGACCAGTCCTGCTGATCCGATCCCGACGCTGCTGTCTTCGGATGATTTGGCGCTGTTTCAGGCCAGTGACCCCGACTGGTTTTTGAACGCCGCTGGGGAGACGGTGCGCTGGGATATCTGCCAGTGGCATGTGGCGCCGAGCGTCACAACGACGGTGTCGCTGCCGATCCAGCCGGATGGGACGATCATGCTGCCGTCGCTGTATGTGACTGCGGTGTCGTCGATCACGATCGACGGGCTGGCGTTGGACCCGTCGAGCTATGAGTTCGAAACTGCGGGCTACATCAAACGTGTCTACAACGCGAACCAGTATTTTCAGTGGCCGTTGTGGCCGATCCAGTCGGAGCACAAGTTCCGCGAATACCCAAGCCCGCTGGCGAAACGCGCGGCGGTGACGTTCACGCACGGCTATCCAACCGTTCCCGCACCGGTTGCCGCGGTCGCCTACGAGCTGGCGGCCCGCGCGATGGAGATGCCGGCCGGTGTGGCGAACCAGATCGCCTCGGGTCCGTACACGATCGGCCTGGGTGCGTTGGGGATTGTGCCGACCGATGATCAGCGCCGCCGCCTGGGGCCGTTCACCCTTGTCCGGTTCTGATGGCTCTCACTGTTCTTCCGGCGAAAATCCCGATTCAGCATCAGGTGTGGGTGTGGCAGGTCGACAGCCAGGGCAAGCAGGTTTTGGACGCTGACGGCAACCCGGTCGGGTCGCTGGCGGCGCCGGTGACCCGCTACATCATCGGAATCCAACAACTCCACGACGGCAGGGTCGACCCGATCTCTGTCGAGTATGTGGAGCGCACCATCACCGACCTGATTCTCGAGGTTCCTGATCCGACGCTTTACAAGAAGCTCGATCGGGTGCTGGTCAACACCACCGGCGAAACCGTCGCCTACGAAGTGCAAGG